GCCATCAATCACCCATCCAACAGTCGCTCGGCGTAGTCGATTGAGACTTTGCGTCGATTTGAGTCCAAGCTCGGAGCACACCATTGAGTGGATGGCAACGTGAACTTGCTCGTCTCGGCTAATGTCGGCTGCGGTTGTGCGTATCCCGATGTCGCCGTTGAATCTGTAGAAGGGGAGAAGTACGAAGAAGACACTGCGCTCTAGGATTGCTGCTTTGAGGATGGGATGTTCTGGTGCTTCGATCCAGGCCTTTAGGACGTGGGCTCCTTCACGCTCTGCTCGATCGTCTGTGCCGTGGGCCTCAACCACGAAGTCCAGGGCCTGGTCGTGTCGCTCTTCGTCCCTGACGTTGCTCTCGAGTGCCTCTACAACGCCCTTGGTGCCCGGTAGATCCTTGCGGAGGGCTTCCCTTAGGAAGTCAGCCACAGGCAGCTCCAGGCGCCTCAGAGCGAGGGCTCGATACATGGACTCTTCGGAGCCCTCAACCAGACGGCCACGTTGAACGGCAACAGGAGTCCACTTTCGCTTACGGCTGAGGACTTGTAGGTATGGAGAATCGGCCATGACTATTCACTGCAAGCTGAGCAGAAGTTATCTTTTTGATCAATAGAACAGGACTCATCAAGATTGAAGAGATCCTTGTAGTCGTCATCGAGGGCAGCCAGAGCATCGTCTTTCGACTGGGTATCTGGCATGACCTGGAGGGAGTAGTAGAGAGACGTTTGTGGTGAGTTGAGCCAGTCTTCCAGAAAGGCTTCGTCGTAGATAACAACATCGCTCCAGCTGTTGTAGGAGTATCCGTGGAACAACCCAGTCTTCTGGAACAGCAGGACGATGCCATCCACGACCTTGTTATACGTCCTCCAGCCTACCTCTGAGGCAATCTCGATGTCTGTAGGGTAGGTGTACGATTGCACACCAAAGGTGCCACTGTCTCGATCAACCTCTCGGCTGATGGGAGGTGCAATCTCAGGAGCAGTAGTGTAGCCCCGGAGATCCTTGTTTTGGTAGGAGCAGCTGGCTGTGGGAGCAATGCAGAAAGCACGTTCCATTCCAGAGTTGCGAGCAATGGTTGCTGCTCGGTTGATGCCTAGGGCAAGTGCAAATACTGCAGCGTTTGCTGGAGTGGCTGTGTTGACTTCACCTTCGTGGTAAGCTTCAAGAGCTTCACCAAACTGGTAGTAGCTGATCTTGTTTTGAGCCAGGAAGTTGGCTAGTCCAAGAAGTCCCAATCCAACTTGTCGATCCACATCAGGACCAAGGTACTCACCAGTACTGCCCACACCTGTTTTTGAGTGGAGAGCAACCAGCTCTTCCATTGCTTTAGGGAATACATCAGCGAGGTTCTTGGGTGTGCAGGCTCCGAGGTTAACATGCTGGAGTAGACAGGTTCCACGAGAAGGGAGGTAAACTTCAAGGCAGACGTTTCCATAGATTCTCTCCCCCCATGTTTTGTCATAACGGGTCTTGTTGAGCCAGATGTCACCACGCTTGATGCCCTCAAGTAAAGCCGGAATGACTCCATATCTGGCATCTTCAAATAAGTGCTCATTTACATCAACACACCGCTTTACCCAAGGTAACTGGGAGCGAGGAGTGTTGATGAACTCAAGGATGTCTGGGTGATCGTAGTCGAGGTGAAGCACCACAGCTCCATTCTTGTAGACACCACCACGCCGGAGGGTCTCATTCAGGGAAGAGTAGATCCTAGCAAAAGAAACTGGCCCAGAAGAAACAAGACCACGGCCATTGTCATCTCCAGCGGGGCGTAGCTTAGAAAGATGGACCGCGCAACCAGCACCATTGCGAAGAGCGTGGGAGACAAAACGCCAAGAAGCTTCAATGCCGTTCGGACCCTCCATAGAGTCCTCGACAACAAAGACCGTGCAGGAGACTGGGAGCCGTGATTCGGGGTTGTCGATCCATGATTGAACACGGCCAGTGCGAGCAATAGGGTTTGCAGATTCGGTCATAGGTGTGGATTCTCGATGAAGTGATCAATGTGCTCTACGTCTTCTAGTTCAAGCCACTCAAGAAACTCCCAAGAGTCCAGGTTAGGCTCTGTACCCAGAACTACAGGACTCATGATTAGACGAGATCGTTGAGGAATGGAGGTGTGTAGTAAGGACCCTTGAGTACCTTACCAGCTGAGTTCTTGAGGCACTTACCATCAACCAGCTTGGTCATGTTGGACTGATGCACCCGCTCTAGGGCTTGATCAAGATCCCAACCACGAGCAGCTGCGAACTGGTAGCACACGTACACCAGGTCGGAAAGCTCCTTGAGCTGGTCTACCCTAGCACCGTTGGTCTCAACCTCACAGCAGAACTCGTTGTACTCCTCAAAGATCAGATCAAGTTGACCTTGGATAACTTTAGGGTCATCGCTGTGGATAGGCAGCTCCATTGCGGAGCGGAACTCGTAGGCTTCTTGGATACGTTGGGTCATCAGTTCAAATCAGAGTCTCAGTTGTTGAGTGCTTCAGCTAGGCGGCTAATTAGCCTATCAATGAGGGATTCGTAAGCAGCAGTTATTACCCTACCTTCATAGTTTAACTCTGCAATGTGCCCTTGTAGCTGTTTAATAAGCGTCTCCTGTTCTGTATCCGATGGTCTTCCTTGTGCTAGGGTTTTGGATACTACATCCAGGATTAAGCTATAGACTTTTTTCACCTTTAAATCAATGTGAGCATCACCTTCAATGACCTGTTTGAGGTCACCACGAAGCTGATCTGGGATTAGACTGTAGGTCATTGAGAAACTCCATCAAGTCGGTCAGCTACCAGCTTAGCATAGCCAGCAATGTCGTGCCAGGAATCCGAGTAGTCTGGATCCCCATTTACAATTCTCCCGATTTTGCTGAAGATCATGTGGAGAGCCTCCTTTTGATCAGACTGCAGTTGCTTGTAACGACGCTCAAGTTCATCCATAACAAACCCAAAAAGGGCCTGTGTGACGAAGGCTTGATCAGTGAACTTACCGTAGCGTCCACTTCGCTCCTTGAGGAGGTCTTCAGTTTTGATCTGAGTCACTGGTGGATTGTTGATTGAAGAACTTACGGTAGGCTGGGTTGTTGCGGATTCGATAGAGTTGCCAGCTCGATACCAATTTACCCAGGGGTCCTCGACGGTAGCCGAGTCGGTCGAACCAGAGTCGGATTCGGAGTTGGGTTCCAAAGGAGATTCGCGTGATTCGCTGAGCACACGCTCTAAATTGGAGGACAAAATAAGCCGGTACGTTGCCATCAATAAAAGAGAGAACAATGAAGGTAGAGATCAATCCAACCCAGGCAGTGGTGGAGGGGTCCATAGATGCACGTCGTTGTTTTCGTATTCGCCTGGGCGAAGGATTCGGGCTAGAGTGGCATTGCGGATAGCGTCTGCTTCAGTGAGGCCAGCCTTTAGGTACTCCCCTAGGATAGCAGCCCACCAGCGTTCCCTGGGGGTGTTGTCAAGAATCTTCTTGGCAGCTACCTCGCCCTTACCTGGGATCCCCTTGTAACCATCAACCGGGTCTCCGGTGATGATCTGCTGGTAGAAGAAGTAGTCAGCCTCCTGTTCTGTGACAGTAAACTCCTGCTTCTCGTCGTAGTGACGACAAGCGATCTGCTTCATGTCCTTATCAGGTGAGACGAGGATGAAGTCACTGTCATCGAGATGGCAGTCAATACCGAGGGTATCATCCGCTTCAATGTTTGGGTAGGTACGTGTAGGGTAGTTCTCGTCACACCACTGAAGAAGGCGTTTGTATCCTACAGGCTTCCTCTTGATACGCTGTCCCTTGTATTCAGGGTCAACCACCTTACGGAAGTTGGTGTGGTGTGAGAAGTAGAGGATCACATCATCCGTCTCAAACCGCCGCTTGAGGCTGGTCAAGACTGACTCAAATGATCTGATGACCCCCTTGAAGTTGGACGAGATGGTGATCAGGTCTTCCCCCCAATCAAGCTCTTCTTCATTCTGCTGACAAGCGCGATAAGCGTAAAAGTCTGCATCGCATCTAAGTTGCAGTTTGCTGGTTCTGCTAGTGGCAATCTGCCCAGCTTTTACCTTCTTTGGCTTCCGCTGCGAGGGGGACCTTGAGTTTGAAGTGTTCTCCGACATTAGGCATGGTTGAGGTTAGGACTGTCTTCACAACTTCAGCTATGATTGGGGTGCAAGCAAGCTGTATTTCATCATGGATAAAGCCTAGAGACTGGTAGTTAACCCCATTTATTAGGCCACTACGTTCAAGGCCTCCGTAGCTGTCTACCAGCCACTTCTTGCAAACAATCGCACCAGCTGATTGAAGCAGATAGTTAAGAGCTGCGTGCTTCTTCCCCTGGAGCCTGATAGGCCTACCATCAAGTCCCTTGAGAATGTCACCATCAGCCTTCTTGGCTACAGCTTGCAGTAGTTGACCAAGACCAGGGATAGCTGTAGTGAACTTGGCTCGGATCTCCTTGCCTAGTTTGGCTGCAGCCTTACCCTTAACGGTTGAGTCTGTTGTTACCCCAAGCTTCTCATCACCCGCACCGTAGATGAAGGCGTAGGTGATGCTCTTTACCTGCTTCCTTGATACTCCGATTGCATCAGCGTTGATCTGGTGGATGTCACCGTTCACTACGATGTCAGCGAATCGGCCTCCATCGAAGAAGGCAAGGTAGTGGCCAAGCATCCGAAGCTCGAGACCAGAGGCGTCTGCCCCGATCTGAACCATCCCCTTCGGGGGCACGAAGAGGGCCCTGCAGCGGGGGTCTGAGGCCACCTGACCGAGGTTGGGGTTGGAGTGGGCATTGCGCCCCGTGTTGGTCGCCAGAACGCACCTGTGGTGGATCCTGCCCTCAGGGGTGACCCGCTGAAGCCAGGAGTTCTTCCCGGAGGAGAGCTGGCCTAGGGCCTTCTGTAGATCGAGGAGGCGGGCAAAGGTCTTGGCCTCTTCCGTCCCAATCCCAAGAAGAACGGTTTCGTCAATCTTGGGTTTCCCGGTGTCAGTCTTCTCTTCAGGCTTCCACCCTCTCCATGTCTGGAATGCCCAGGCAATGTGGTCGCGGCTTGTGGGATTGAACTCCTTCAACTTGGTACACACTGCCCCCCTGACGTATCCGTAGGACTTGTTGTCACGAGCTGGAGTGAACAGGGATCCCTCGACGTAGGGGA